GTTCTACGTCCCAACTTTCATATATTACTTCCCACTTAAAATTGTCCCAACCATGTTTTCTGATTGATTTATGAAAAACAAAAGGACTATTATGTTTTGCTTTCTGTTTATGTTGATATTTTCTCTTTTTCAACGCATTAATAGTAAAACCAACATACTTTTTACCTGTTACCACATTTGTTACTGTATAAATTATAGCCATTTTATATCTCCTAATAGATTATAGGAGTATATATGCAAAAAGTCTTTTAGAACCCGAGCACAAATCTAAATTGTTCAATTCCATCAGAACTTCTTGTAACGCCGCTTCGGTTTTCAATAACTGACAAATATCCTGAAAATGGTACAAAGTCTGGTGTGCTAACGGCTAATAATGTTCTTGCTGTTCCAGAATTATTTCCGTAAAGTGTTGCGTTAAGTGTTGGAGTTCCTGATATATTTATGATGCTAACCACATTGGTTGCTTGATTAAAACTTAAAACTGTTCCAACATAAGATGCTGTTTCTAAAGAAGTGCCCTGATAAACTAACTCATCAGAAACATAAGAACCAAATCCTGGGGCAACAATTAAATCGGTAGAAACTTTATAAATTGAGCCGTTTGCTGGAAGTGGATAGAGACTATTTGTGGTAGGATTGGCAAGAACACCAACTTGTCGGTAATCAATATCAGTTGGAATAATACCGCCTTCAGAGCCATTGAACTCACAGGTAAGCATTACATATGAACATCCTAATTCTGAAACAGGATCAAATCCATGACCACCAATCGGAGAGATGTTGGCGTCAAGTATGGCGCCTGATCCAAGCGCACTGCTTACTGAGATACTATAATAAGTATAATTTGATCCTGGATTGGTTACAGAGACATCGGTAATAATACCATTTGCCACTTGTGGAGTACCAGCTGCACCACTACCATCGCCAGAAATTGTAATGCTAATTGCCGCATTGGCTGGATCATAACCAGAACCACCATTGAGAACATTAATTACTTCAATATCACCACGACCAGCAGCAGAACCTAATGGATTTGGCGTATTTTGTCCTACTGGAACAGGAATCCAGTTGGCATCCATAAAGTTCTTTTTGGTTCCCGCATCAATCGTATACATGTATTTCCATTTGTATCCGTCTGTGCCAATGTAGATGTTATCTGTTCCGTAACTTCCTGGTTGAAAGAATGGTTCATTTACAGAAGCGCCGCCATTTGCATTCCACAAACATTTGAATACTTGGTCATAACGATTTCTAACATAAAAACGTAAATTTAAATAACCATTTTGGTCAAATGAAAACATATCAATACTATCTTGATAATAATCATAAACAGTACCAGATACCCAATCAATTCTTTGGATTACGGGAGAAATATTATTTGAATTGACCAATTTTGCAACAAACATATTGTTGAAAACGGTTTTAATGTATTGTTGGTCTTGTGTTGGTGTTGGTGGAGATGAATCACTACTCCACGGATCGACACGGGATAAAAACACATAGAGTGTTCCAATAGGAGTTCCTGTTACCGGTAAAACAGCCACAGGAGAATAATAAGTTTGCTCTACTTGAGAAACTTTTGCGCCATAAGTTAAAAGGTCTATATTTGCCATGATTTATTTATTAAGCCACCCGGATGATTGCATAGTTAATTACAAGTGTATCTGCTGCGTTAGAACCAGAAGGAGTACCATCAGCATTGTTTATAGTTATATTAAAACTACCAGGAGTTACAGCGGTTACTGTTAATGCATAACCAACAGAAGCACCACTTGCAATATTAACTATTACAACGTCTTTATTACTAACAATATAACTATTATTTACTGTAAATGTTACAGCAGTACCTTTATTAAGGTTTGCACTATTGGTTGTAATCTGACCAGTTCTACCGTTAGAGGTAACTGCGGTTGATTTAGAAGTTAATTGAGTTGCAGTATTATTATTTACAGCTGCGTTGTATTGAATAACTGTGTTTGCAACTATTGTATTTGCTGTTAAAATACCTGTTGTATCATTAACACTCACAGTATTACTACCAATAATATTATTTGCATAAGCATATAACAATTGACCATTTGGTCTGCCATATGCTTGACGTAATTGATTTTGAACAAATATCTTGCCTTGAACTGTGTCACTTAGAATAATTCTACCTAACTGAACTACTGTGTTAGCACCACCTGGTGCCACGTTAGATGCAACGCCTGGTGTTGTAGACAAGAAAAGAATATCTCCAGTATTGCCTAAACCAGTTGAATTAAATTCTTCAACAATACCTTGTGAATATGCAAAACCATATGCACCGTTTGCAATTGCATTTTTAACAAAACCAGCAACAGTTGCATTAACAGAACTTGTTGCATCAGCCAAAGCAATATATGGAATATTATTAGTTGTAACACCTGTAACTAAACGAACAAAAGAGTTGGCAGGTATTGTTGCACCAGTAGAATTGAAACCACGGAAGAAAAGAACTTTTGAGATAGACAGTCTATCACCAGCAATGTCTGTATCTAAAATTAATGACTGTGTATTAGAATAATACCATAATTGTCCAACTTGTTGTGTTAGTGTTGTCGCCTGTGGGTACCAAATAATAGAATTGGATTGTGAAGTTTGTGTAACAACGTTAGAGAAGAAAATATTACCAAGCAAGGTATTAGCAGTAAGGTTACCGAACACAACCATATTTCTACTAAATGTAGCATTATTAGAAGTAAATGTATCAACAAAGATACCTTGATTTGGTGAGTTGGCAATAAGATTACCAGTCAAAGTCAATGCTTGTAATTGAATAATTGCGGTGTTTTGAACCGAAGTATTTGCTAAAGCAAAGGCTGCTTGTGAATATGCGTTTTGTGTTAAATTAACACCGTTATTATAAACGGAATTAGCTTGTAAATTAGTAATTTGAGAATTAAACACCAATGCTTGTGTTTGTAATGTAGATACACTTGATCCTAATGAATTAACAGTTGGAAATATTGAAGCAATATTAGCGGTGTTATTATTGGCCAAAGCAAAAGCTGCTTGTGAATACGCATTAGTTGCTGGCGCAGTAATTTGTACCGTACCATCAGAAAATGTAATTGATGACTGAGTATTTAATACCAATCCGGTCGAGGTCATTCTAGCAACAATATTTTGTGCAGAACCACCACCAACAATAAATTTTAAATTTGTATTTGATGTTGTAGTGCCAACAATTAAGTTACCACCATTAGAATATGCTCCACCTTGTACATACAAATAACCATCTAATGGATTTATTGCAGTACCAATATTATTGAATTCTTGACCTGGTTGATAATATTTGTTAGCATAGCCCATGTCAATAAAGTTAGTAGAATCACTACCACCAGAACCAACGTTTGCCGTTACAACCATATCAGCAGAACCGCCATCGTTAGTATTAACTAGATTGGTTTGTACATAAGAATTTCCACTTAAAGCAAATTGAGCAATTGTATTAGGTAAATTTTGATTATTTTGTCCAACATTCAAAATTTCATTAGAATAAAGACCTTGTGCCAAAGTGTGTGCAGTCATTCTAAATGTTGCACTTGTTGGAATATCTACTCCGGCAAATAAAGTATTTGATGTATTTGCATTAATTGTATTAATTTGCGGTAGTTGTGAAATTTTTACTGTTGACATCTTTTATCCTAAAATAATTAGATTTCCATCTTCTGTTATTAAACTGTTTCCAGCTTCATCTGTTAAATTAGATTGATATGTTTGACCTACAAATCCATCAATTTGAATGTTTCCGTCTAATGAAGCATACATATTTCTTCTAGCAGACATCAATCCTGTTGCATTATTAGCTAAATTTGAACCAAGAGTAATTGTATTAGCAGTAACTCCAATAACTACTTTCTCTACATTATTGGCCACCAGTACATAATCACCAACGTTTACGATATCTAATAATGGGGCTGCGGTATTACTGTAATTGCCGTTATTGACAATATTATATGAACCGGTTAAACTCGATATATTTATGACGCTACTACCAGCATTTGCTGTTATATAAGCAACATTTGCATAAGTCAACCAAACATTATCTTTAAGTGTTACTGTATTTGCTCCACCATCCAAAACAGAAACAACTTCCGAATGAATTTTAAATCCGTAATTTGTTACTAATGTTAAACTGTCACCAGGAATAATAATGGTTTGTAAATTAGCACCAGAAAGACCACCAAAAGTAACAATATTATTACTTTGATTGGTATAATTTGATGTCATGTTGGCATAAGAACCTGGATTACCTGTGTAGTATCCTAATGTATGACCTTCTTCCAAAAGACCGGCACCAGTAAAATTAACATGAGCATTAGCTTTCATGGCATAACGACCAATGACCTGCATGCCTGTTGGATGTAACAAATCTAATAATGTTTTTCTATACTTGGCAATTTCTTTTTCTAATGTAATTTCGTAAGTATAATTATTGTATTTGTCACTTTGAATAACATCATAAGAACTTAATTGACCAGAAGTATCAAGATATTGACCTTGGCTAATTGTTAAACCATTTAAGAATGAAGCGGCCGCTTTGGCGGTACCGTCACCATAAGTAATCACACCGCTTGAATTGTATCGTGATGATGGATTTAATGTGTTGTATTGATTAGTTAAATTTAAAACAGCAGAAATATAAGCATTTTGGCCAATTGATCCTGGGGATTGAACATACAAAGGTAAATTATAATTTGGTATATTATTGTAGTTGTAAACACGAATATTGTATATTGTTTGATTAGAATTAGCAAAAGCATAAAGAGTTTGTATAGAATCTACCGTAGCCAAATAACTATTATTTGCAACATTTGTGCCTTGATAAACAATGTCGCCTTTAACTGGTAAATTACTTACGGATACATTAGATACACAAATATCTTGAACTTTTAATGAAACATTAGGGGTAGCAATGTAGTCTGTGCCATAATCAGTAATATTAATTGTAGAAATTGATCCAACACGGTTTACAATGGATGAAAGTACAGCCCCTGCACCTAAAATGCCTGGCACATAAATTGAAGCTCCGTTTGCTTGAGTATTTGCAGAATGAACTGTAACTGTTGGTAAATAATTTAACTTATAACCTAATCCACCTAAAGGTGTATGGTGTGGCGTATCAACAACAGGATACACATAACTAATGCCTGTAATCATACCGTTAGCCGCTACAGAGGTTACATTAGCCCGAGCACCATAACCAGATCCGCCAGTAAATACAATAGTATCATTTGCTCGATAACCTAATCCACCAGAAACAATTTGTATCGGTGCCAAAATTCCCAAACTTCCTAGATTGCCAGTCAAAGAATTTTCAGCAGGAAATAAAGATTGTGGTGTAATTGTTGGAGCTTGCGTTAAACCTCCACCGCCACTTTGAACAAGAACAGAAGATAAAGGATATGTTGTAAATGAAAGGAATGTAAGTGCATTGGCTAAAGAAGTGTTGGCGTTGGCCGCTGCATTATTTGCAAAATTATATCTTGTGTTGCCTAATGTTATATTTCTTTTAACTCCAATAATATCCGTAGGAACATAAGTTGCATTTGCAGAATTTAAAGGATTCAAAGAACCAACAACAGCCACAGGTGATTGTGAACCAGAATTTAAATTTGAAAATGAAATAATTGTATTTGGGTTAGCAGTATAACCATAACCACCATTATCCACAGAAATTCGTTGCAATGCTCCTGAAGTTGTTGAACCTACTACAGCAGTTGCGCCATGGCCAGTATTTGAATTCAAACCACCATAAAATACAATAGGGTCACCAACTTGGTAAGTCAACCCTCTGTTATTTGGATCAATTGTAACTTGATTAATCTGACCAACAATTTTTGCTCTTAGATTACTTCCATCAATAATCACATCTTGATTGTTTGAATCCACCACACGAACATATTCGCCTGATTGAAATAATCGTTCAATGTTAGAAATGAATACTTCAGTTTTTATACCATCAAAAGTAGTTGCTTCAATCGTAGCAATTGTTTTTGTGGTTTCACCAAAAATTCTATAATTAGCAATATTTAAAAATCTAGTATCAGTAGTTGCTAAATTAAGACTTCTTGCAACATACCAAGTTCCTGCAGAAGCTTTTAGAACGGCATCTTTTGTGTAGAAAAAATCTACATCAGTACCATATAAAACTCTAAACAAAAATTGATAAGAAGCTGGTGTACCTTTAGATTGATATAAATCTTTTGCTATTTTAATAACTTTTGTTTTATCTGCCAATATATCTGTAGGAAAATATGGCAAAAACTCATTAGTAAAATAATTAATAAAAGTATTAGATGTTTCATCAACATCTTTATATGTCAGAATATTTTTTGCGCCATCAGTTACACCACCATTTTGTTCCATCCATTCATAGTAAGCTTGAAGGAATAAAACAAAATTTTCATAATTGGGATCTTCCCGCACAAAGGCAGGAAGTTGTGACGGTACTAGTAACGAAGTTTTTTGATTACTTTGAATCATTTATTGGTTTTGGCCGTAACATTAACAGTAATTGCCGTAGGATCATACGGATCAATCGTAATAATACCATTATATGTTGATGAAACAATGGTTGATGATGGTGTTGCTGTAAGAGCTAATTGACCTAAAGCAGAATTGATACCTGAAGGATTAAAATTATTTAATGTAATAATCCCTTTTGTATAATCAACGGTACCAATATTGGAATTCAAAACTGTTTTTACTTGATTTGAATTATAATAGTAAGTTCTCAATGTACCATAACGACCTTGAAGATTTACAACTGCGGCACCATTTTGACCTGTAGTATCACCAGCTTGCGGTGTAATAGTCACAATAGCCGATGTATAGTTGTTGCCAGAAGTTAATACATTGATAGCGGTAATTGCTCCGTTTACAATAACTGCTTGTGCTGTAGCACCAGAACCATCGCCTGAAATTGTAACAGTTGGTGTAGATTGATAATTAAATCCTGGATTAATAACAGAGATTGTGTCTACACCATATGTTGAAGATGGTACTTCTTCAATGTATACACCAGAAATTGTATTTGCCAAATTTGCTGGATCTAAAAACTCCAAATCTGGAGAATTGGTAATACCACTTAACAATACCCCTCGTTCTAACGGAGTGTTATAATAAAGATTATAAGTCTGTGTTGTGGTTAAATTAGGAAAGAACTTTTTCTGTAATTTAAGTGTAAAATCACTAGAAACAATTGAATTACTATAATTTTGTATGTATGTTAACAAGTCATACGAATTAAATGTAGAGTTAAATGTGTTTAATGTATTTGTACCAAAATTTTGAATGGCTGCAGCAACGCCTGATTGAATTTGTGAAGATGTTAAAGTTGTTTGAGTTGGATCATAAACTATATTAACAACTAATTGGATGTAAGTATAGTCAGGATCAACAATAGTAGGACTTACAGTTAATACAGAAATAGGTTTAATTACTTCTGAGATCAATCTTTGTTTTTGAGTTGTTGTCAAAAGATAAGAACCTGTAGGTTTTAAACAAATAAATGTTTGGCCATATACTGGAGGACTATTTTCTTCACCGCCCCATACATTAACGGCATCAAATGAAATACCTAAATTATTTTGTTGAATTGCTGTGATATAATCATTTTTTGTAACGGCACGACCTTGTGCAGCATATGATTTAGGTGCTTGAAATTTAATTGAATCAATAGATTCTTTATTACCACCCTGTGATGCTGGAGTAATTGGTGTAACAGTTGAAACTGAATAACCAGAAATAGTATCCATTAAAACAAAACTATTGGCGCCTGCGGCCGCACTTCCTTGTGTAACAATATAAGAAACATTAACAACATTACCATCAGACAATAAAGTACCTAGTACTCCATCACCAAAGTAAATTTCATAAGTGCCAGTTAAACTTTCTTGTATAAAATATACTTTTGAATCACTATTTAATGTTAAGTAGTTTGATGCTAAATTATAAATTTGTGATGTATTATTTGAACCAGACTGTTGAACTGATACAACAAGAGAAGTTGTATCAATATTGGTATCTGGTATTTCAAAAGTGTATGTCGGATTACTAATTGAATCTACTGTAAAAGCCAAAGTAGTTGGTATTCCTTGTTTCAATACAATATCATTAAAAGTTGCAACATTACTTACAGTATTAACAGTATATGAATCTTCAGTCACAAAAGTATAGTTTATGCCATCGATAGCTTCTGACATAAAACGAGTAAATTTTGGTAATGTCAAAGAAGATGTAGACACACCAGGCATTGTTAATGTAATTGTAGCAGAAGGTGCAATTGAAGATTTTGGCACATAATTTAATACTTTTGCTTGAGAAACGACTGAGGAACGCAATATGGCAGAATCCAAAAACATTTCATTGGCAACCATATTCAAATAGAAAGCATTATATTGAGTGTTATAAGCAAGAATATCTAAAAGAGTTGAAAGTGCTGAACCTTCATAATTATAATCTTGTAATACAGATTGTGACTGTAGGTATTTTTTTAGATTCGATTTAATATTATTAAAATCTAAATCTGTTATCTGAATATTTGAATTAGCGCCTGCCATTTTATCTATTTCTCTCTAATAGAAGGGTTACTGTAGTTGGTAAAGTTGCGTTCTCGATATAAAAACTCAAGGTAACGTTAAAAGCATTTTGATCCGGCAAAGCGTCAACCAATACCGATTGTAAAGTTGCTCTAGGTTCGTAATTCTTTATTGTAGTTTTAATTTCATTTTCCAATAACGCTGCGGAAATAGGCGATACCGGTTCAAATAAAATAGCGTCTAGATTAGATCCTAATTGTGGATTAAAGGGTCTTTCAAAATGTCTAGTTAATAATAGATTACGAATTGACCTAATAACTGCCTGTGAATCATAACTTAGAGCAACATCACCTACTACCGGACGCTTGGCGAAAGTAAAATCGATATCGGAGTAGATTTTTTGTATATTTGCCATTCTTTATTTATTAGTGTTGTAGGGGTTATAATACGTATTTGCTGCTAAATTTGTTGAATAAGTTGTTGTGTTGGCTGTATTCCAAACTTCAATAGCTGTATTTGCCCAATCAGGTAAAACTGTAATTTTATCGTTTTGTTGTTTATTTCCATCGGAATCTTCAGAATATTCAATCCACCCATAAGTATCTCTCCATTGTAATGCGTGAACATTTGATGGAACAAAAGATAAATTTAAATTAGGATATACCGATCCGTCTAGATATACGGCACCATCATTTCTAGTAATCGTTAATATCATTTAATATCCAATGTTAAGGTTTGTTGATTATTTGACATTCCTGCGGCCGCCAATAAAACTTTTTGGCCAACTTCATTACTCTTAACCATTTCATTTCTGAAAGATTCTACGGCCGCACCTGTACTCCTTTGTTGTTGGCTATTTTCAATCATTAAAATTGGCATCCAAGCAATAGCACAACCCCATTCATCAACTTCTTTACCTGTATTAGGATTCATGCCTCTTATCTGAGTGAACCATGAACATTGTAATTCTATACAATCTTTTTTAATAAGTGGACAAAATTTTCCAGGTTTAAGTTCCATAATAATCTCCTCAATTAATTTTTAGTACCAATAATAACATCAACATAATTTACCTGAAGGTTCATAGAATCTCCGGCAAATGAAGCAGCACCAGAAAATGATCCTGATCCTGAGAATCCGTGGCTATGTGCGCCACCTCCACCACTATATGTAGTGTACCACATTTGAGCACCACCACTTAAATTTGAAACTGCATCATAATTAAATCCACTAGCTGAATAGCCATTCCAACCTGCCAATCCTGCAGCTGAGCCCAACTGATCGTCACCTGGATATATGTGGGCGTGACTTGGTATCATTGAAGAATCCAAGGTTGTAGCGCCAACCGAACCACTAACACCAGGTGAACCGCTAACACTAACTGAACCTGTTACTGATCTTATGTTGAAAGCTGAACTAAATGCTACCGATCCACCGGAACCAGCCGTGCCATTCACAACTCTCAACGCTTTATCATTATGATCCATTGATTTTGTCCAGCCTGTTGGTGCAAAAGATTGTTGAAACATTAATGCTGTTCCTGAGGGAAAACTGGCGTTTGATGCATTGGTTACGGCTGAGTTTGCTTGATTAAAAGAACTTTGTATAAAACTATTTAAATATGAAATACTATTATTTTGTGTTGAAGTTACTCCAGTCAAATAATTTACATTAGAACTAATTTGTGATTGCAAAGAAGTTACGTTTGAATTAATTTGAGATTGCAAAGATGATACATTAGAATTAATTTGAGATTGTAAATTATTTACATTAGAACTAATTTGGTATTGTAAATTAGCCACATTAGAACTAATTTGAGACTGTAAATTAATAATATTTGTATTTTGTGTTGAAACTATACCTTGAATAATAACAGTATTTGTTGAAACTGTTTTAGCATAAGAATTGGCAGAAATAGCTAATTGTCTTGCCACATTGTCAATAGCCGCACCACCACTAATAGTATTAGCAAAATTATATACAACTTGTGTAAATGCTATTCCTGCATTTGCTTGAGCAAATGCCGCATTGGCTTGTATGTACGCAGGATCCAAAACAGGCGAAGAAACATATAATGTCCCAACAACGTTTGAACTGCCAACTACACCACCAGTTGATACAGAAGAAATAACCGCAGGATCTAAAGGTAAATTAAAATTGGCCATTAGTATCCTAACTCATTGTGTAATTTTGGAGTACCTATTTGCATAATAAGTGTGTTTTGTGTGTAACCCATATTACTAAATTGTAATAATGTTTGATAATCTTGTAAAACTGACAATGAGTTTTGATAGAAAGTCCAGTCACCAGTTCTTGTTGTATCCAATAAAGTTTGTAATGATTGCACATCACTAACAATAGTATTCATGGCGGCATCTGAAATGTTACTGACGGAATTTCCACTAACAATAGAAATACTATTATTCAAAGTTATGTAATCGTTGGTAATTGATATACTCAAAGCATTTATAGTATTACCAATATACAAACTGGTAAAATTACCTAAAATAGGAGTATTATTTTGTACCGCATCAGTCTGATTGGTAATATTTAACATCTGCCGGCCAACGCCTAAAGCAGAATTCAAATCTGGATAAAGAGCCGTATTGGATGACCGAGTTACACCAGATAAATTGTTTGTATGAGTAGTAAAACTAATCATTGAAGATGATACATTAATTAATGCAGGCAATAAATTATTAGCATTACTTGTAGCATTTGTAAAAGTTATATTAGCTGTATTTGCTAATGTATAAAGGCCATTTAAATATATTGCAAGAGACGCTAGAGTATATTGGTGTGGATTTTGATAATATCCACCAACAGTAGAATTGGCCAGAACACCAACTTGCCATTGAGACAAGTAAATACTTGTATTACCGAGGTAGTTAATAACACCCGATGGTAATTGGTCAACACCATTAAAATTTGATGTGTTAAAATTGTAACCTAATCTGCCGTATACACTCATTTTTTACATTGCCGGAGAAATATTAATTGGTGGAGAGGTTGGATAACCTTTATTGCCAATATGTTTATGTTGATCGTAGAGAAGTCTCATTTGTTCCATTGGACCAAACATATCTGAAACCGTTGGTGCAAACATAGAAATGCCAGCATTAATTGTTGTTGCAGCAATCATATAACCAGAAGTTTCGACACTCTTATTGGCTGAAACTGAAAGTCCTGCAGAAAGATTACCAACAACACCTAAACTTTGTGTGCCTGATATATTACCACGAACATTTAAATCACCATTGATATTTACGCTAGTGGCAGAAATATTGGTGTCACCTGAAACATTAATATCAAGGTCGCCTTGAACAGTTTGCTCACAGTTACCTTGAACCAACTGATTCATTTTACCATTTACTTGTTGATAAACATTACCATCAATTTGATTGTAAGAATCTCCTTGCACATGAAGTACTGAGTCTCCTTGTATGGTAATATTACAGACGCCTTTAATCAATACATTTTTATCCGAAGCAATGATTTCATAACCTTTGCCCATAATTTTGTGTACAACATCACCATTAGGATGCATCTCTGTAAAAGTGCCAGACCTATGGTGAAGTCGCACACGTTCACGACCTGGGGTATCATCCAATTCAAATGAATGTCCAGATTCGGTTTGTGTTACATTATTATAAGGATAGACTGGTTGAAAATCAGCATTAGCCGATGATTCCGGTTCTGTCCATGTTAAAGATGCCATTATATTCCTTAAGGTCTTTGTATTGCTGGACCACTAGAGGATCCGGCACCCATACTTTGAGTTGCAGCTAACATATTACTAGCAGTCGTTACTGAAGAAGTTGCGGTACTTAATGCTCCACCAGATTGTGAATTAACAATTGATTGAGCATTACCAATGGCATCTTTAATACTAGCAGTGACTTCAGATAAACAATCTTTTAAAAATTCAGCAATTCTGGCAGGTATAGATTGAATATAAATCAATAATTCTTGTAATTGTGTAATATATCCTTGTACTGCAGCTTGTGCTTCTTGTGCTTTTGCTATTAATTTTTGTATTTGTTTAACCATAGCTTTGATGGCAGTAACAGCATTTGATACACCATCACTAAAAGGACTACCAGAAACTCCACTCCATAATTTTTGAATTGCATTTCTAATTGTTTCAATTAATTCTTTAATTTGTAATGATACCCAAGCAATGTTTTTTTTCATGCCAGCAGAAATGTCACAAACGTGAGCCAAATTACTATTAGATACAGCAATAGATGTATTTGCTATTTGTCCTCTAGAGATTGCTGGAGTTGTAGGATTGCCTGATGTTGGACCATCATTTGTATTTGGTGCCGTTGCATTCTCATTGGCGGTTTGTGGAAGTGTTTGTAGTTCTGCCATTTAATTTCCTATGTTTGTATTCCTGGTATTACGCCCATCATCACCGGAGATTGAGCTGAAGCAACATCCATAAAGAAACCTACAACCCATTCACCAATTCTTGGTGATGAAAATGATTTTGAGTTATTTATTGGGTACATTGGTAAAGCCCATGGCAAATCATCTGTTGGTAATTCTGATTTATTATCGGTGTGCCAGCCAAAAATTCTAACACGGCATCGACCTAATCCTAAAGGATCGTTACGAGCTTCAACAATTCCCATCCACCAGACGAAACCATCTTTTCCAATAAAATTTTCCATTATTCTTTCACCGCACTTTGAATATTAGGAGAATTTGTATTAACTGAATCCAAATTCGTTTTATTACTATCTTTGGCTATCTCCAATATAGTTATATATGAGCCACCATCAGATAGAACATGACGCACGGCAGTTACCAAATATTTACCTGAGTAAAATTTATCTTTGTCTCTTGTTGAGTTTGTTGGCTTTGTGGTCATTAAATCAAGATTAATAATTACACCAGCAGTTATACCTGGATCACCAGGAATCATTAATTTTAATACGGTGTGATTGGCCAATGATATCTGTGCAGTTCTATTTGGAATATATGTTTCAATAAAAATATCGCCTGCGACAGAACCTGCTGATTGTTTGATATATGGTAATTGAGCTTGACCAGAATTACCAATAGCAACTTTAGTTGTTGCATTATATGCTTGATTTTGAGTAATACCTAAACGATTAGGTGCAGGATTTAAAACAGATTTTCCGTTCAATGAGTCGTTACTTTTTTGATACTTACTGTAATCAAAATTAGTAATACTTGATTTTCTAGTTACTGGATCTAAAGATATTAATTGATTTGCAAAAACACCAGAACTGGTATTTTCTAATATATCATAAGCTTTAACAAACTCATAGTCTAATACTGTAGAAGCTTTATCTTCAGGTTGTTCTAAATCGTTAGATAAATTCTTTTGTTGATACTTGTATGTGGCGTAGACATTATCTTTGTAAATTGATTGTAATGATCTAAAATTAAAACCATAACGGTTTTCATAGAATAACATATCTGAACCACTACCTTTTTCTGGTCTAGCATATGTTGATATCCAACTGATGGTTTCCAATGGTTTAAAACGAGGCACAATAAAATCATATACGCCTGTTGTTGGTTCAATTTTATTAATTTTTTTTGTATTAACTTTTAAAACATCTGTTAATATATTAGTAATCATATCAGATATTTTTATACCTTTAAATGATTTACTAATTTTTAATTGTTCTGATAGATATAATTCTTCTGAACAAAAATAGATGGTGTAAAATTCATCATTCAAATTTCCTGTTGGTGTTCTTTTACCAATTTTGTATACATGAAATACTTGATCATCGGTGTTTGGCGCACCTTTAATTTTACCAAAATTAATTTCTATATATTCACTGCCGGTTAATTGCAATACTTCAATAAAGTTTTGTGCATCACGAATAGTGATTGAACCTGATACACAAAAACTATAAATGTCCTCATAATATGACATTTCAATCATTGTTTTTTTCATTTGAAATCTTTGTCCTGATGCAGTAACAAAGTTTAATTTTTCTAATGAAAAGTCTTGCGGGTAAAAAATACCAGCAGGAGCTTGCGTTACACTAAAATCATTGGTAATTGTTGCCATAGTATTATGCTGCCATCAGAGTTTTAAATTCTTCTTCTATTTCATTAACATAATTGTTATTTAAAAGACTAATTGTTCTATTTTTTTCATTTAAAGAAACTTCATAGTCATAGATACTTACCACACCTACAGAGTTTGTTACGGTTACAGTATAACCAGATGGTAATGTATAAGTTTGAGTTAAATTGGTTGCTGAATTATATGTGGCTTCGTCAATTGTAATTGTATTTGTTGTAACAGTATTTGTTAAACTATCAACGCTAGTGGTTGTTTGAGTATAATGATGTACAGTATTGTAAACATTAATTGATGGATATTTGTCATTGATATAATCATTGAATACAGCAGAATTCATTGGCCATTGCCATTGTGGATCTATAATTTGATTTGCAAATAAAACAATCCAATATCTATATGATTCGCCATAATATTTGTATGCAATTGATTCTGGTGTATCACCATCTTGTATATCATATTGATAATAGAGTGATGCGTTATTAAGTATAGATGGTATAACACTAGACCTTGCCAATAAATTGGTAAGAATTATAGAATTTCCTGAACCATCGGTCTTGATTATTTTTGGTAAAGTATTGAAATACTGCATTAGTAGTTTCCTTCAACCATCGTACCTCTATCAAGAATTTTGGTCTCTTGAAATTGGAGAGTTAATGTAGTTTGTACTGGATTACCATCACTAAATGTTGCCCAACCATTTGGACCATAATTAACATCAATATTAGTAATTACACTTTCTGTTACCGCATTGACCTTATCATTTACTTGACCATTAAAGTAGAATGTTGGTTGAAATACTGCAGGTGGAATAAAGAACATACCGCCAGCACCTTTGACAATTCTAGGAGCAGCATACATTTTAAATGTTTTAATAATTTGATTAACAGTATCGGCTTCTTGTTGTGAATATGGCGTAAATGTAAATGCCATTTGATATTCTCTAAAATTAATACCTTCAAACAATAGTTGTAATTTTGGATTAATTGCCAAACCTGCTTCTTTTTGTAATCCTAATTTAAACAAATCGCCAGCAGGTAAATCTGAAAGAGTAGATGTGATAGCTTTACCTGCTGCACTTTTTGATTCTGGAATCAATTTTGATATGCCACTTAAAACCGCACCTGCTGCGCCTGCACCAATTGCTGTTGCACTCACACTATTATATTGTTGATTATATGTAAAATTCATTGTTTCTGGAATATACAGAGAAATTGTACCTCTATCTGTATATGTTTGTGGAGTCAAAGTTGCACTAGAAGCTACAGAATTTGATCCTGTAATAAAATTTGTGATTGTGTTTACTGCTGAAGTTACTGCTGAAGTTACTGCTGAAGTTCCAGCATTAAGTAAACCGCCACCTAAAGTGTATGTGGTATCATTTTCATAACCAACAGGATTAATATCTCTGATTTGAAATATTACATAATGGCCACGGGTCAAAGACTGCAAATCTCTAGGATATTGTAGATTGCTGGTGCCAAAAGCATTATTAAACAATGCTCCCAAAGGACCATTTGTGGCAAGTCCTGGAATTGTTACGCCACCGATTGAACTTGGAATTGATATAATTGCCATGGTATCTCTTAAAAATGAATATACATACTATTTATGGCATATTCAGGACGATTTATACCCCGTAACCCAGCAAAATATGTTGGAGATTACAAAAATATCATCTACCGCTCCAGTTGGGAGTGTAGGGTGATGAATTGGCTTGACCAAAATGATGATATTATATCTTGGGCAAGTGAAGAAGTTATTGTTCCTTATGTCTCGCCGGTTGACAATCGAACTCACAGGTATTTTCCTGACTTTCTTGTTAAAGTAAAAACCAAAGATGGTTCGCATAGAACAATGATGTTGGAAGTTAAACCTAAAAAACAAACTGTTCAGCCTACTGTTCGTAAACGAGTAACAAAACAATATATTAACGAGGTTACCACTTATGTGGTTAATGAAGCCAAATGGAAAGCTGCCAATGAATATTGTTTGGATCGTGGTTGGGAGTTTAAAATACTTACAGAAGAACATTTGGGGCTCACCTAAATAATTAAATGGCAATATCTAAACTTACAAAACTCGGACAAGAATATTCTCAACAGGAGATGGCTAGACTATCTACTGAATCTTTAGATTGGTTAAAGGATAAGATTAAAGAAATTCGTTCACCTGCATCATTAGCTTTAAGTATTGCTAAAGAAAAATCTCGTCAAACGACCAGATTTAAAATGGGACAATTATATTGTTTTTATTATGATCCAAAAGGTAAAGATGATTTGCCTTATTATGATAGATTCCCAATGGTATTAATATTGGACAGGCATGCCGATGGATTTTTAGGTTTAAACCTACATTATTTGCCATACCGTTACAGAGTGGCATTCCTAAAAAAACTAGTTCAATACGCAATCCTAGACAAAGATGATGAAATTAAAAGGTTGAGGGTCACCTATGATATTTTGAGTACCTCCAGACGCCTCCGTGAGTTTCAACCATGTATTAAAAAGTATTTGTTTAGTCATATTAGATCAAGATTACTTACCATTCAGCCAAACGAGTGGGAAGTCGCTGCTTTATTGCCACTTCAGCAATTCAAAAAAGCTAGAGATACCACAGTTTGGAGAGAATCGATTCAAGACATAAGGAATAGTTAAAGATGGCTGGCTCAATTAGCGAATTTAAATCAACATTTGTAAAAGACTTGGCAAGACCAAGTCGTTTCGATGTCACAATTGCAACACCATTAATTTTATTGCCTTATATTGGTGATGCAAAACAATTGACTTATCGTTGTGAAAATGCTCAATTACCAGGCAGAACTTTTGCCACAGCAGAACAAAAAATTGGTTCTAATCCTATTGAAAAGTATCCATACTTGACAACATATAATGACATTGATTTAACATTTATTGTTGATGATGATATGTCACAAAAAATCTATTTTGATAGATGGCTTGAATTAATAAACCCATCACTTACTTTTAATTATCAATATAAAAGTAATTATGCTACAGTTATTACCATTAATCAATATGATGTAACAAATCAATTGTCTTACACAGTAGACCTGTTTGACGCTTATCCTGTTTCCATGAACCAATTAGATTTAGATTGGGGTTCAGATGGTAATCATAAATTAGTAGTAACTTTTGCCTATACTCGTTGGCAAAACAATTCGTTGCAGAACCTTGGCCAAGAATTGGCACAACAGGTTATCACCTCAGCAGTATCAAGTATTTTTGGTGGGGCGCCTGGTTTTTAATGATTTTTTATTATAGGAGTTAATTATGGCATTACCTAAACTTGATGTACCAACATATGAAATTGAATTGCCAGTTTCACAGAAAAAGATTAAATATCGGCCATTCTTAGTAAAAGAACAACGCAATCTATTGATGGCCATGGAAGCATCTGAAGCAAAAGCCATCAATTTGGCGGTTGAAGATATTCTACATAACTGTACTTTAACAGAAAATGTTGATGTTCGTAAACTGCCTATTATTGATGTAGAATATTATTTCATCAATCTTCGTGCCAAATCTGTTGGTGAAGTTGTTGAATCAAGATACAAGTGTAATAATGAGGTTGATGGTAAAGTTTGTGGTAATATCATGGAAAAAGACATTAACTTAACTGATATCAAAGTTACACAAGAAAATCCTGTATCACCTGAAATTCAATTGGATGACAAAATTAGTATTAAATTAAAGTATCCTGAATTTAGTATTGTACAAGATTCTTTAAATTATGAAACTGTTAATGAAGTTACATTTAATATGGTGGCACAATCTATTGAATACATTTATGATGGTGAACAATTTTATTATGCTAGCGAAGCACAACCTGGTGAAATGTTGTCTTTTGTTGAAGGAATGAACCAAGCACAGTTTGGTAAAATAGAAGAATTTTTTAATAATTTACCAAAGTTAAAAGAAGTATTAGAGATGGATTGTAGTAAATGTGGGTATCATCATACTATTGAAGCCGAAGGACTTGAAAGTTTTTTCGGTTAATTTTTCGTCATGACAATCTGAGCAATTATTACAAAACAAACTTTTCATTGATGCAACACCATAAGTATAGTTTGTTTGAACTTGAGAGTATGTTACCTTGGGAGAGGGATATTTACGTCTCCATGCTGATACAATACATTGAAGAAGAAAATCAAAAGATTAAAGAACGACAAAGAAAATAGTAAATGTTAGGCGCTCTCGCAAAAATTGCTAAAAAAACTGCTGATGTAGGTAAAGAAGTCGTTAAAGCTTTACTTGGCGGACAAAAAGTACCTAAAGGTCATCAAGCAACCGAGCCTATTGATTATGCCGCCATTGATTCTTCTACAAAAGTTCTTGGTTTAATCTATATGACTATGCAACGAGCTCGTGAAGAAGAACTGAGCCATAGAGCTGATTTGGAAAAAGAACATAAAGATAATATAAAAGGCGAGAATGACAGAAATGATGAACTCGTTAAAGCACTAACTGTTCGTAGAAAACCAAAGAAAAAAAAGAAGCCTACTAAAGAAGCACCAAAAGAAAAACTTACACCACCTAAAGAAGTTACTAAACAGGCAAAGCCTACCGCAGAGAAACCTGCACCTAAAGAAGTTAAACCTAAAGCCGAAGCAGTAAAACCAAAAGAAGTACCACCTAAGGCAGAACCTACTGCACCAAAAGCTCCTGCTGGTAAACCGCCTACTGCAGCCAAAGTTACTCCTGCTATTCCTGTTGCCGTTGCTGGTGCTGCAGGTTTATTGGCATCATCATTAGCTGAAGCCGGTGTTACTGAAAAAGGTCAGGCGAACATTCTAGCACAAGTAAAAGCAGAATCTAATTTTACACCTAAAAGTGAAAATTTAAATTACAAGAGTGCAAAACGTATTTTTGAGGTGTTTAAACCTCCTAGAATACCTTCTGAACAGTTTGCTCAACAATTTGTTGGTAATCCAGAAGCCTTGGCTAATCATGTTTATGCTACTACTGATGGCAATTCAGAACCAGGAGATGGTTGGAAATACCGAGGCCGAGGTTACTTACAACACACAGGTAAAAATCAATACAAAGCCATTGCAAAATATACAGGCGTTGATGTTGTTAGTAATCCAGATTTATTAAATGATCCTAAAGTAGCTGCTAAAGCGGTTGCCTGGTTCTTTTTGAATTATAAAAAGAAAAAACCAGAACAATTAGAAAACATGGTAGAAGTTAACAAAGCAGTTGGTTTTGCTGGCGGCCAAGAAGAATCGGCAAAAAGAGCAGAGTATGCCAAACAATTTTCAGAAAATTTACCAAAAGCCGTGCAGTCTGATAATATAAGCACAGGTAATCAAATAGACCAATCGTCTAAACAAAATAAAGATATGAAAGATGCGGCAGCCAATGCCAAAAAACAACAAATAGTAAATAATGTTGGTATCAATCAAACTAATACACAAACATCAGCCACATCAAATGATGCAGACTATGATGATAGAAATCCACAGATGAAGAAAAAAGGTTAATTAAATGGCCAAACCTAGTGTAGGAGAAAAAACAGTCAATACAGTTTTAGAACTGACGGGTAAGTTTACTCTCGGTTTTATTAAAGCTGTTACCAAAGGCGGATCAGCATCTAAAGAAAAAATAAATTTTGATGGTAAAGCCAAAGTTAAAAAAGATGGTAAAGATACCGCATCTAAAATTAAACCTTTAAAACAAGGTAATGAACTGATTGACATGCTCATGAAGATTTATACTTTCATGAACAAAAATTTTGAAGAAGATAAGTTACATCGTGAAAAAATAGAAAACTTCAAAGAAGAAGCCAAGATAGAAGCAGAAAAAAGACATAAAGCTTTAATGCTCGCTATTGAAAATTTAATGAAAGACCAAAAAGGCCTTAAAGATGATACTGCCGAAAAAGTAGAAGATGATACTGGTATGGGTATTGGTGGAATAATCAATTCAATCTTAGGTGCTTTTGGTGGTTTAGAAATGTTGGGTACCATTGGAGCTTTTTTAATTAATCCTATAACAATTACATTATTAGGTGGATTGATTGCTGCAGGTGGTGTCACTGCTTGGATAGCAAGTTTAATAAAAGCCGATCCTCAAGCCGCATTAAGAGGAGAAGGACCTGCCGGTGCTGCTGTTGTTGGACCTGGCGGTGCTCAATACAAATCATCCGATGAGGAACAGGCAGATAAAGCACAACAAGCAAAGGCCGAACAAGTAGATAAAAAAGGATTGAAAAAAGCCTCTCTAGAAGAACTTGAAGCTAAACTTCAACAAGAGATGGATTATGGACACGCTAAGAGTCCTTTGGTTGCAGAACTTAAAAAAGAAATTGAATCGAGAAAATCCGAACAATCTGCCCCGGCATCAGCACCAGCTGCAGCAACTCCGGCGGCCGCACCTACGGCAACACCAGCACAATCTGCAGGAGCCGAACCACAAACTTCTACACCACCTTCATCAAAATTAAATGCTGTACAAGCAGAAAATAATAATGCAAAAATAGATGAGGCAACAGCACCTTCAGTTTCAACAATCAATAATACAACTGCAAGTGCAAACAAAAATACAACAAACAATCCAGGTAGAGCTAAGATACCACCAGTAAGAAATTTGGAAGAATCATTCCAAAAAATGATTGTATACTCTACAAGATTAGTTTGACCAATAAAAAACCCACCTTAAGGTGGGTTCTAAACCAAGGGGTTATAGGTTTAATCTTCTTCTGCTAGTTTAGCAAAATAACTCAGGTCATCATCTTCTGATAAGTCTGGTTCAACGAAAGGTGAATCTTCTGCAACTGGTTTAGGTGCAGACTTAGCCTGTTCTTTGATTGTCTCAACAGTAGTCTTAGGTGTTGGTGTTTCACCATTTAAACCTAGAACTTTATCAAGACGTTTCTTCAACTCATCGTAAGACTTGAACTCTTTATCAGAAATCAAATCAGATAGAGAGAACTCAGATTTCCAAATCTTCTCTAACTCATCATCATCACTTAACAATGGTGCTGGTGAATCAAATTCAGATTTATCGTAATTCTGATAACCTTCTACTTTACGAATCTTCAACTTAAAGTTAGCACCTTTCCACATATCAAATGGATTGATTGCTTGTTCATCTTCAAACTGTGGATTCATTGCTTCAGAGATTTTATCAAAAATCTTTTTACCAAAACGGAACAACTTCACTTTACCTTCATTCTCAGGATGTTTTGGATCGGAAATGATATAGACGTTAGCAATATAATTCAACTTACGTTTTTGTTTACGAACTACATCTTTGTTAGCTTCAATGCCAGAATTCCATAATGTAGAATTGTGTTCACAAACTGGACATTGTTGATTCTTAGTGGTCAAACAATTATCGATAAGCCATCCGCCCGCACCTTGAAATCCATGTGAGAAAACTTTTACCCAAGGTAACGCATCGTCACCATCTTTTTCGGATGCGGGTAAGAATCGAATTACTGCCATGCCATTGCCGGCTTTATCAACTTCAGGACGCCAGAAGTTGTCGGATTTTTCATTACCTTCAGAAGATGTGTTGAGTGCCTCAATGGCTTTTGATAGTTTGTCCAGATTGCCGGACTGTCTTTTTAGATTTGCAAAACTCATTTTATTGCCTTTCGTATAACGGAGTATATTTAAATGTATAACGGATTATCCACAAACTTCTCATAATCATTTACTTGTAGTATTATATAACAACTTCTCAAATAAATCAAGCGTATTTCCAAATATAGCCACAATAATTTTCTTTTATACCTCTACAACAAAGAGAAATTTGATTGTAACATTTTAGGTTTACACTTCTTGCTGCTGAACGGATACCATCATATGTGTTTATTAGGTTACCATTCAAATCATATTGATTTACTTTTTTACCTTTTAATTTGGTGAGTATTTCAATATTCTTTTTTCTATTTAATTCTATTGTTTCGGGTTTATGTTTTTTACCATAAAATTGATTTAAATTACCAATTTTGGTTGATTGCATATATGATATATGTTTTTTTGTTTCTTCATCATGTTTGCAACCATAAAATGGGTTACCTTCATCCCTAGGGGATTGTATAAATTCTTTTTGTTCAAACTTATATGTTTTACAGAACTCTTTAAGATTATCTAAAATATCATCCATATTGGTATTTATCCATTGTCAAACGTACATAGACAATATTGCCAATGTGGAAGGCCAATCTTTGTGAAGTATACCAATACCTCCCTTGGCTCTCCATTGGTCAATAACACTTTCAGTATCATCGATAATAATCTTATCAGGTGCTGCATATTCTTGCTTCAATCTTTTACCTGGAACAAAATTTGGAGTAAATGTGATGCCGTGTGTTTGTAACCACACCAATTTCTGTTTAGAAACTTCATCATATCTTGTTTCATTTGATGTTGAAGATAAAATCTGTGTTGGTGCCGAGGCCTTACGGAGAAAATCAACACCATCCATAGTACCTGGCATTAAATCTAATGTTGCAAACTGACCAGTAGAAATAAACTCATCAAAGAATTTATCAAACTGTTTATTCTTTTCTGCTTCTCTTGGTACCATGTGATATAGTTCTTGATATCTCTTATTGAAGTCAGCAATAACTCCATCCATGTCCAAGTAAATACAACTAATTTGTGGTTTACGCATGTTCTTTAATCTTTTCTTTCAATATTTCTTTAAACTTATCCTTATCATAATGTATAAATGGTGCATACTTCACGCACTTCATTTTAAAACTAGGCCATATAAGGTCATCATATATTTCTTTTGACCACATAGGAAAGAAATTCAATATATCATTCATTATGACCAGAGTTTCTAATGCGATGTCACCATAAGTGGTGTGCATCATCAATTTTGGAAACTCATTCTTTTTAACCACAAGTAAATCATTTGGGTTATCAACTCTATCTAACAAGGACATTATATCATTTTCAAAAGTATAAGTCAAGCTTTGTTGCCGTTTTTGCCATTGTAGGTAATTATCTTCACCTTCAGGACCATTCATATCACCTACCCACTTATCACCTTGTAGGAAGTTTGCCACATAAAAATCTTTCAGTTCTTCCAAACCATATTTACGAGACAACTTATAGAATTGGTACTTATCTTTGCGTACCATAAACGATTGCTTTGATACATTCGTCTTACCATGATATTTAAAGTAATCGTAAGATTCGGATGTAAAATGTAATTTTAAAGCATTATATAAAGCAAAGGCCGCAAAGCCTGTGTTTTCACTCATATCGGCAGTTTAGATGTTTTCTTAATTAAATTTAAGTTTTGTGCTTCTTCTTTAATCTTGGCTTTTAATGCAGAACTAATTAGAGAGGCAGCAACTTCAATTTCTAATTCGGTTTCTTTACAATGATGCACGATGGCATCCATCAGACCTAAATTTTCTTTTGCTGCCAACTCCTCAATCATCATACTAAATTGTTTAATCTCGTCTCTTGTAGGCATTTTAAATATTCTTCGGTTTATAAAATATATGGTGCCCAATCTGTGTAACTTTTTGTAAGTTCCAACCTGGATTCACCTGTGTGTTATGATAGTATAACGCATTTGTTCTTGCAATTGTATCATGAACATCTGGTTCTGTCAAGGCTTTTCGTGCAACGATTTCTGATTCTTGATAGGAAT